TTGTTGGTGCTACCGACTAAAGCCGCGCCAATCACCGCGCCAAAGGCGGCGTTGGCGTCGATCAGCGGCAAGATGTGCGAAAGTACCGCGCCAGAAACGAGCGTCGTAGCGGCGCTGGTGAGGGTCGAGGGTTCGGCCATGCGTGTTAATTCCAAAGGGTGACGGTTTGCTTGGCTGCGGGGCGGCGTCGGGGAGCGTGACGAGTAAGCCGTGCGGCAAGATGGCACCGAGCTCGGCCAAACCAGGATTGAGTTCGTAAGTGATTTCGACGACGTCGCGGGTCGCGCCCAAATGCCGCCAGCACAGCGCGTCTACGGTGTCACCTTGTTGGCTGCGCACTTGCATGTCAAAGCAGTCCGACAAAGGTGCGCGGCAAGCTTTGCACATCGGCAATCGCCCAGCGCGCGTTGCGGCGCTGTTCGTCGGGGGCTTCTTCCAACCATTGCGCACGCTTTTGGCCGGTGCCTGTCGTGTCGTAGTCGGCCATGCGTTCGATGAGGTCAGCCTTGGCCAAGCAATAAACCGCGCGCAGGTAGCTGTGAACCAAGCGCGATTCGCCGCTAATGCGGATGTCTTCGGGAACGTCGTCGAGGCGCGGATAGCCAGCGACGCGCTGCGCGTTTTCCCAATCGCGCAAGCTGTTGCCGACTTCGATGATCGCAGCCGTCAACGCATGCGCTAGGCGCACGTCTGTCACTGTGCCGTCTAGGCGCAAGGTCAAGCGCGCTTGCTGCACATCCAAGTCAGGAAAGAAACCATCGTTTTGGATGACTCTGGGCGGCGTTTGCGACGCAGTGTTGGCAGGGGCGTTAAAGGCCATGGCGTCCTGTCTGAAAAAACCGGCGGTGGGCGGGCGTCTGGTGACTAGGTGCAGGTGCGAAGTGTCAAAAAATCACCGTCAGCCCGCGCCGCCGTGTGCTGGGGGGCACTCGTTTAGCTGGGTTTGCCAGCGTTTTTGATCCTGCGTTCGACTTGTTCAATTAGCTTCTTAGCGCCGACGCCGTTATGCAGCGCGACGGCGCGTTTCAGTTGCGCAAGCGCCGCGCGTGCCATGTCGATTTGCGCGCCGGTCGGCGCATCCCCCGCTTGCGCGGCCAGCGTCTTGCCGATGGCCAAGTGCAGCTTGGCACGCGCTTGGTCGGGTGCATCGTGACCGTCTACCAACGTGGCGACTCGTTGCAGGATCGCCATGATTTGCTCAAGGTCAGACTCGGGATCGAACGCACTAGTGCTGGCAAAAACACCCGCCACTTCGTCGAGCAATAAGGTCGCCGTGTTGCGCTTGAGCCGCTCGGGCAGCGGTAGCTTATGGCGCAGCACGTAAGCCGCAATGTCCAAGCCGCTTGCGTACTGACCGGCGTCTAGGTGCCAGAGCATGAGGGTCGTTACCACCTCATCGGGCTGGCCATGGTCGCCCGCCAACACGCCGTCGATATAGGGCTGATATTCGGGCAGTAACTCGCGCTTGAGCGCGATCTTGCGTTCTATCGATTGGATGTCATGCAAGCGGCGCGCGTCTTGGGTGAGCTTGGCGAGCATCTGACCTTGGATACCGCCGACGACGACCGGCGCGCCCTGCCCCGCCGCGTCGGCTTGCATGGCGAGTACGCGCATGCGGTGTCGTTGTGCAGGACTGATCGCCATGGCTTATACCTGCTCGATTTCGATGTTTTCTACCATGCCCATCAGGCCATAGTCTTCGACCACGTAATCGTCGTTCGAGCTTTCAAAGGTGTCGATGCGGTTGCGCGCCGGGTTTTCTTGCACGTGGCGGCGACGACCGCCGGTTTGCCAGTAGACAGACAAGTTATCGAGCGCGGTGATCACCACCGTGCTAGCAGGGAAGTACGGCGCGATCACGGCAGGCAGACCGCCGACGCGTTTTTGACTGATGATGAGGTCGGTCGCTAGGGTATCGGTGGCGCGGTTGTCTTTGTTAACCAGCGGGAAGTATTTATCGTGCATCAGATCGCGTCCCACGATGGCGACCAAGCGCGGGTTACTGACGTGCCAAGAGTCTAACAACTGGGCGGTAGCGTCAAATACCAAGGCGTCGATGTTTTGATAGTCAGCGTTAGCATTATTGCCAACGAGCACTTTGCCTGGGGTTTTGCCTTCATCCATCACGCGCGCCGGTGCGTCTTCGCGCAGTTTTTGTAGCCAACCTTTATTGACGTCCTGAAGCAAGGGGTTGGCTTGCACATCGGTCGTGAGCGCAATCGTCGTTCCTCGAAAACCAATCATCATGCGGTCGTGCGCTTGGCGTTGCAGCAGCAAATCCCGAATCATGGCTTGAAAGTTCGGAAATTTTGCCCAAGCGTCGAGCTTGGCATAAGAAATATACGAATCGAAGTTGGTCTGACGGCAGTGATAGGTGTTCTTGTCTATCGTCGTCAGGTCGCGCGGCACGCGAGGATTTTGTGAGGTTTCTGTGCGCGAGGCAATCGGACCGGACAGGCTCAGACCGAGCTTTTCGCCTTGCTGCTCGGTGACGCCGACCATATTGACACGCTTCAAAAACTCAGAGCTTTCCTGAAGCTTGGTCTCCATGGTTTGTTGCACCGATGGCGAGACGTTAAAGGTTTTGGTCGCGTCGTCGATGCCGTTCAAGGTGGCAACTTGGTGCAGGTATTCGTTAAACAGTTTGCGGGTGTCGTTGCGCATGTTCTTTTCCAATAATCAGGGTGTCGTGGCTGGCGTTTGGTTTAGCAGTCGGTGAGGTAGGTTTCAGCCTTGGCACCGGTGGCCGCCGGGCGTTGCGTGAATTGGCCGGGCGTTTGATCTAGTAGTGCGCGCAGTTCGTTCACGTCCTTGGCCGTTGCGGTTTTGAATTCATTGATGTCAGCGGCAAATTGATCTAGCCGGGCGGCGATGCTGGCTTGCCCCTCTTGATACGCTTTTTGGAAGGCTGAAAACGCTTGCATGGCGGATTCAATTTCAGCGCTTGCTGGTTGCTGCGTAGGCTGCTGAGCGGTTTGCGCTACCGTCTGCTGCTGCGTCATCGTGCGAAACATTTCCGACAGGCGCGAGAAAAACGTCAGACTGGCCTCACTGCCTAGGTCAATGGGCATTTCGCTAAAGTCAAGCGCGGTTTCTAGCGTGCTAGAAAACAAGTTATCCGGGCTTTGCTTGCGCGAAGAAAAGGGATTGTCTTCGGGATGCTGGGCGCTAAATTCCAGAATCGACGTACCTAAACTCGCCGGACTATCGGTAATCCCCAAGCCAACCAGCCCGCATTTACCGGTTTTGGCGAAATTCGGCGCGATTTCTATCGAGGTGTAAATCTTTTGCCGTTTCTTAGATAGCGAAATCAGTTCCGGCGTAGGGTCAATCTGCGCTTGCAGTTCTAACTTGCCTTCTTTGTTTTTGTTCGTCCGCACGGCCAGCACGTCGCCATAGGCTTGGAAGGCATTGTCTGGCACGATGCCACGGATATGCTCTAACCAAATGCGCGCGCCGTATTTATCTCGGCTGTAGGTCGCGGCGATGTCTTCTAGCCATGAGCGCTCAATAGCGCGCCCGTCGGTGGTTTGGCCTTCGGTGGCAATGGTGAACCATTTTTTCATGTTCGATACTCGGCAGTCAGTGTCATTGGAGACAATTGCCGTCATACTGGTATGTCATCGCGCCGGGTTCAAACAGTTATCGACGTGATAGCGTCAAATACAGCAAGCGACGCCACGCGCGCGCGTAGCGACGCGGCAACATGTCGGACATGCCTACCATCCCTCCGAATACCGATGTGCGCCGCCACGCCCGTGATTTGTACTGGCAAGGTTGGCGAGTTTCTGCCATTGCCAAAGCGCTCGGCGAAAAGCGCGTCACCGTGCAAAGTTGGAAAACCCGCCATAAGTGGGATGACGCCGCGCCTTTTGATCGTATCGAAGCGTCCTTGGAATCCCGGCTGTGCATGCTGATCGCAAAAACAGAAAAAGAAGGCCGCGATTTCAAAGAAATCGATTTACTCGGTCGACAATTGGAGCGCGCCGCTCGCATGCGCAAATACGAAAGCAGCGGCATCGAATCCGATTTAAATCCGAATCTGTCACGACGCGGGCTTGGCGAGAAACGCCGCTCAGAAAAAAACGCGATTAGCGACGAACAAGCGCAAGCCATTGGTAAGGCGTTTCGAGAGTCGTTATTTGATTATCAAAAGAATTGGCTGCGCAACGCCGACGAACGCACGCGCATGATTCTAAAAAGCCGCCAGATCGGCGCGACGTGGTACTTTGCCCGCGAAGCCTTAGACGATGCCATACGCACGGGGCGCAATCAGATTTTTTTGTCTGCGTCTAAGTCGCAAGCGCATGTCTTTAAGCAATACATCGTCCAGTTTGCCCGCGAAGCCGCCGAAGTCGATTTGCGCGGCGACCCGATTGTGCTGCAAAACGGTGCGCATTTGTACTTTTTAGGGACGAACGCGCGCACGGCTCAGGGCTACCACGGCAATTTTTACTTTGATGAATTTTTCTGGACGCCACGATTTGCCGAATTAAACAAAGTTGCCAGCGGCATGGCCTTGCATAAAAAATGGCGTAAAACCTATTTTTCTACGCCGTCGAGCATGGCGCACGAAGCCTATCCCCTGTGGACGGGCGAGGCGTTTAATAAGCGCCGGTCGCGACTCGAACAAGTCACGATAGATGTCGCGCATACGGTGCTAAAAGAGGGTTTGCGCTGCAACGATAAGATATGGCGGCAAATCGTCACCATTCTGGACGCCGAAGCGGGCGGCTGCGGACTCTTCGATATTGACGAACTACGCGTCGAGTACAACCCGGATCAGTTTGAAAACCTGCTGATGTGCGGGTTTATCGACGATACCGCGAGTATTTTCCCGTTAGCGATGTTGCAGCGCTGCATGGTCGATTCGATGGTGGAATGGGTAGACGTGCAAAAGTTTCTACAGCGCCCGTATGGGTATCGCCCTGTGATCATCGGTTACGACCCGTCGCTAACCGGTGATTCGGCGGGTTGCGTGGCGCTCGCCGCACCGCCCACACCCGGCGGTAAATTCCGCGTACTGGAGTATCACCAATTTCGCGGTATGGATTTCAAGGCGCAAGCGCAGAAAATCAAGGAGCTGACCGATCGCTATGCTGTGATCGACATCGGTGTGGACGCCACCGGCATGGGTCAAGGCGTTTATCAATTGGTTAAACAGTTTTTTCCGGCCACGCGCGCGTATATGTATTCGATCGAGGTTAAAACCCGCTTGATCATGAAAGCGCTAGACGTGATTCGCGACAAACGCTTGGAATTCGACGCGGGCGCAACCGATTTGGCGCAATCCATGATGGCGATACGCAAGACCATGACCGCCAGCGGTCGCGCCGTGACCTTTAATGCCGGGCGCGCCAACGATACCGGCCACGCCGATTTAGCGTGGGCACTCATGCACGCCTTAGACTATGAACCGCTCGACGGTGCCAATAGCGCACGTCAGGGCATGATGGAGATTTACGAATGAGAAAGCGTAGTAGGAAACCGGTCAGCATCAGTCAGCCTAGCGTAGGGGCAACCGAGGCGTTTAGCTTTGGCAGCCCGGAACCCGTCATGGATCGGCGCGACATTTTGGACTATCTGGAATGCTGGCAAAACGGGCGCTGGTACGAGCCGCCGATTAATTATTCTGGGCTTGCCAAATCGTTTCGTGCCAGCGTGCATCATAGTTCGGCGATTTATTTCAAGGCCAATATTCTGGCGTCCACCTTGGAGCCGACGGCGGTTTTTTCGCGTGACACCTGCCAAAAAATGGCCTTGGATTACCAGCTATTCGGGCAAGCTTACGTCGAGCGACAAGACAGCCTGACCGGCAAACCGCTAGTATTGCGTCATTCCTTGGCAAAATATACCCGCCGTGGTGTGGAACCAGATAGTTATTTTTTTGTGCCTGCACTAGGCGACGAACACGAATTTAAGCTGGGCAGCATCTTTAGCCTGATGCAACCAGACCCTAACCAAGAAATTTACGGCATGCCGGAATATTTAGCGGCACTAAATTCCGCGTGGCTCAACGAATCTGCGACACTGTTTCGTCGCAAGTACTACCTCAACGGCAGCCATGCCGGTTTTGTGATGTATGTCTCAGACGCCTTGCAAGATCAAAGCTACGTTGATGGCATCCGCACCGCGCTGAAAGAATCCAAAGGGCCGGGGAATTTTCGCAATATGTTCGTCTACGCACCGGGTGGTAAAAAAGACGGCATACAAATTCTACCGATTAGCGAAGTTGCGGCTAAAGATGATTTTTTCAACATCAAAAACGTCAGCCGCGACGACGTGCTAGCCGCCCACCGCGTACCGCCCCAACTTATCGGCATCGTACCCACCAACACCGGCGGTTTTGGTACGCCGGTCGCCGCTGCGCAGGTGTTTGCGCGCAACGAACTTGAACCGCTACAGGCTAAGTTTTTGTCGATTAATGACTGGCTAGGCAAAGAGGTGGTTAAGTTTAAGCCGTATGAGATTGCGGGGATTGGCGCGGGTGCGGATAGCTCAAACGGGCAAAAACACTCGCTGGCAAACTGATCAACACTTCGCCACGGCGCGGCGCGGACGGTTCAGGAACAATACGGTGATCTTCAAAATAAAAGTCCATGGCGGTTAGCAGCGCGTCCGCCGCCATGGCTTCGGCCTCTTCCTTTGTCTCAGCGCCGGTTAGCGCCTCCGGTATATCTCGAAATGAAACCATCTAACCAGAGGTATCAGGCTGGATTTTTGCGGGATATTTAAGCACGTTCCACTTCCCATCCTTGGTCTCAAGAATCAAGTGCAACGGTTTGCTTGAATTGTTTGATTTCCTCTGTCATGGCTTCATCAGGCGTTTTCCAATTCAAGGTTT